CATATACAAGAAAATGTGTTTATATATAAAGAAACTATTCCAGAACATGATTATATACTTCTAGTTGATGTTGCTAAAGGCCGTGGACAAGACTATTCGACTTTCAACATTATAGATGTATCTACCAACCCTTTTGAGCAGGTTGCAACATTTAGAGACAATAATATATCTCCTATGTTATTACCAGATATAGTTTATAAGTATGCAAAAACTTATAATGAGGCTTATATTCTTGTAGAATCTAATGATCAAGGTTCTGTAGTATGTAATGGATTATATTATGATTTAGAATATGAAAATATGTTTGTAGAATCTGCGGTTAAAAAGGATGCTATAGGCGCAACTATGACTAAAAGAGTTAAACGTATAGGTTGTTCTACAATAAAAGATTTAATAGAACAAAAAAAATTGTTAATACGTGATCCTCAAACAATTATAGAAATGAGTACCTTCGTAGCAAAAGGCTCCTCCTTTCAGGCTATAGCACCAAACCATGATGATTTAATGATGAATTTAGTCCTATTTGCATGGTTTACTACTACAGACATTTTTACTAGTATATCTAATATAGATATGAAGGATATGCTATATAAAGAACAATTAAAAGCAATTCAAGACGATATGCTTCCATTTGGAATCATTAATGATGGGGAAGAAAAGAAAGAAGGAGTTGGCGATGGTGAAGGAAACGTATGGTTTGAAGCAGAAACCAGGAAGTCAATTTTTTAGAGATTTGAATTATTATAAATAATACTGATTGAATATAACCTTATTATGTTAACTTATAACAAAACCTTTTTGAGAGGATAAAGCGATGGCATTTCAAGTATCACCAGGTGTACAAGTCTTAGAAGTAGACGCAACATCTGTAGTACCTGCCGTATCTACCAGTATTGGTGGATTCGCCGGGTCATTTAATTGGGGTCCTGTTGCTGAAGTAATTACTGTAGGTTCTGAAAAAGAACTTGCCGAAACCTTTGGTACGCCGGATAACAATACAGCAAAATACTTTCTAACTGCAGCTTCATTTTTGAAGTATGGCAGTGCATTGAAAGCAGTCAGAGTCATAAGCGGTCACGATAACGCGACAGCTGACGGAGCTGGCCTTTTAATTAAAAATGATGCCCATTATGTTGATAGCAACTATAATACTGGAGCTGGTTCTGTAGGTAACTGGGCTGCAAAATACCCAGGAATCTTAGGAAACAGTCTTAAGGTATTACTAGTAACTGAAGGAGTTTCAAACTGGTCGTCAATCACATATTACGGTACCAATAAATGGTCCGATTTATTTGATGGCGTTCCTGGAACTTCAACATATGCCGCAGACCTTGGCAAGGCTACTATAGGCGATGAACTTCACGTTCTCGTTTTAGATGAGGATGGATTATTTACTGGAACTGCTGGTTCAGTTTTAGAGAAATTTTCTTTCGCATCTCAAGCAGCTGATGCTAAGAGCTCAGATGGCACATCTAACTATTACGTTGATGTTGTCAATGCCGGTTCTAGTTACGTACGATGGATGGATCATCCAAGTACATTAAGTAACGCCGGTGAAAATCTGACTGCTGCATCTTCAATTGCAGGATCTACTACAGCGATAACTGATTCGTTGGCCGGTGGATCTGATGATAATGCACCAACTGCTGCCGAAATTGCAATAGGTTACGACCTATTGGAAGACGCAGAAACAGTTGATGTAAACCTACTCTTTGCATATCCTGATGCAAATGGAGCAAATACAATAGCAAACGATCTAATCGGAATAGCTAACGCTAGAAAAGATTGTATGGCTTTTGTTTCTCCTCCTATCGAAGATTCGCAAGGTGTTTCTACACCTGCAACTACGGTAGAGGCATGGGTAAATACAGACAATTCTGGATTAACATCAAGCTCTTATGCTTCTGTTGATTCTGGTGCTGTTTATGTATATGACAAGTATAATGACACCTACCGTTGGATTGGTGCAGCCGGACACGTTGCCGGTCTATGTGCTAATACTGACAATGTAGCTGATGCATGGTATTCACCTGCCGGTGTTACGCGTGGTCAATTACTCGGTGTGACTAAACTTGCATATAACCCAACACAGGCGCAAAGGAATACTTTGTACAAAGGTAGGATTAATCCTATAGTATCATTACCTGGACAAGGTACAATACTATTCGGAGATAAAACGCTTTTAGCTAAGCCTTCAGCTTTCGATCGTATTAACGTTCGTAGGTTGTTTAATACCTTAGAAAAAGCGGTCTCTACAGCAGCGAAAGCTCAACTATTTGAATTCAATGACGAGTTTACTCGAGCACAATTCAAGAACTTAGTTGAACCTTTCCTTAGAGACGTAAAGGGACGCAGAGGACTAACAGACTTTTTAGTTGTTTGTGATAATACTAACAATACAAGTCAAGTGATAGATTCAAATAGTTTTGTAGCTGATATTTATATTAAGCCTGCTAGATCTATTAACTTTATTACTTTAAACTTTGTAGCTACTAGAACTGGTGTTTCGTTTACCGAAATCGCCGGTGCAACAGGTTAATAGGAGAAAATTATGGCTATTTTAGGCGTTGATGATTTTAAATCTAAATTAACTGGTGGTGGAGCTAGACCTAATCTTTTTAAGGTTACGTGTAATTTTCCATCATATGTAACAGCTAACGTAGAATTAACTTCATTCTTATGTAAAGGAATTTCTATTCCAGCTTCAACTATCGGACCTATTGCAGTACCATTCAGAGGTCGTCAGCTAAATATAGCCGGTGATCGTACTTTCGAACCAATTTCACTTACAATTATTAACGATGTTAATTTTGAAGTAAGAAATTCTTTCGAACAGTGGAGTAATGGTATCAATCAACATAATCGGAACACTGGAATGTCAGATGTTACTGACTACACTTCTGATTTGATGATTGAGCAGCTAAATAAAGCAGGTGAAACAACCAAGACATATGATGTCAGAGGATGTTGGCCTACTAGTGTTAGTACTATAGACCTGAGCTATGATTCTTCGGATGCAATTGAAGAATTTACAGTTGAATTGCAAATTCAATATTGGGAATCAAATACCACCTCCTAGAGCTGGTATAAATAATATAAGAAGAGGACTCTTCACGAGTCCTCGGATTATATAGGAAATAAATTATGGCTGAATTTTTCGGATTCGAAATAAAGCGAAAAGGATCGAAAGCTCCAGATAGGATATCTTTTGTTCCAAATACGGAAGAAGATGGTGCCGGTGTTATATCGACAGGCGGCCACTTTGGGGTATACATGGATCTCGCAGGCGATCAAGCCAAAAGCGAGATTGATCTTATTTTAAAATATAGAGATATAGCGGCTCAGCCTGAGTGCGATGCGGCTATTGAAGATATTATTAATGAAACAATTGTAGGTGATCATGACGAAGCCCCTTGTAATATAATACTAGATAAGTTAGATCTTTCTGATGCTATTAAAGATAGTATTAGAGAAGAGTTTTCTACAATATTAAAGCTTGTGAATTTTAATTCATATGCACATGATATATTCAGAAAATGGTATATTGATGGTAGATTACCTTATCATGTAATTATTGATGAAGGCAATCCTAAGGCCGGGATTAAAGAATTAAGATATATTGATCCTACTAAACTTAGAAAAGTAAAAGAAATAGAAGAAAAGGACGATCCTAAAACTGGCGCTAAAATAATAGTCAAGTCAGAAGAATACTTCATATTTCAAGATAATAAGATGGAGAGGAATAGCCAAGGGGTAAAAATACATCCTGATTCTATTCTTTATTGTACTTCAGGTACATTAGATCCTCAAAGACAAAGAATCTTATCTTATTTGCATAAAGCAATTAAACCTGTGAATCAACTTAGAATGATGGAAGATTCATTGGTTATATACAGAATATCACGTGCTCCTGAAAGACGTATATTCTATATAGACGTAGGTAATTTACCTAAAGGTAAAGCGGAAGAATATCTACGTAACATTATGAATCAATATAGAAATAAATTAGTTTATGATGCAAAAACTGGTGACATAAAAGATGATAAAAAACATATGTCAATGATGGAAGATTTCTTCCTACCACGAAGAGAAGGTGGAAGAGGAACAGAAATATCTACATTACCAGGCGGAGATAATTTAGGTCAGATAGATGATATAATATATTTCCAGAAGAAATTATATAAAGCATTGAATGTTCCTATTAATAGATTAGAACAAGAGCAACAGTTTAGTCTAGGTAGATCTACAGAAATATCTAGAGATGAGGTGAAATTTAAGAAGTTTATTGATAGACTTCGTAAAAGATTCTCAGACATATTCTTCCAGGCACTTAAAACCCAGTTATTATTAAAAGGTATTATTACTTTAAAAGACTGGAATGCTTGGAAAGAAGATATAGTATTTGATTTTATTGAAGATAATTACTTCAGTGAATTGAAAGAATCAGAAATGATTCGAGAAAGGTTTGAAATGTTATCTACATTAGATGAATATGTAGGTAAATATGTTTCAAATGAATGGATTCGGAAGCAGGTTTTAAGACAATCTGAAGAAGAAATTGAAGAAATCGATAAACAAATTGAGTCTGAAGGTGAGAAGGAAGGACAAGATCTTACCCTTGACATTTAATTTTTTATAAATATATAAGAGGAAAAATTATGAATACAAATGAGTTAGTTAATGATATTAAAACGGGTGATAATGTAAAAGCTAAACAATCATTTGATACAGTAATGGGTGAAAAACTTAAAGCTGCATTAGATGCTACTAAAGTAGAGATCGCTTCTAATTTAGGTAAACAACCTGAAGAAATAGAAGATCAAGAAATTGAAATAGATCTAGATGGTTTAGAAGCGGGTGAGGAATAACCTATGCCGTTCTCATTTAAAGAATTGAGAGAAAGAATTACTCCTAAAAATGTAATTGTAAAAAAATATACTTTTGAAGGAAAGGAAGTAGTTATCGCTAAAGAAGAAACTACCTATTCTATTACAGTTGATGGTAATTTACTATCAGATGATTTTGATAATCAAGTGGAAGCCGAGGAGGCTGCTACTTCCTTTTTAGAACTCTTAATTGGAGAAGAAGAAGAAAAATGAAATTAATATCAGAATATGTAAATAGTCCGTTAGAAATCTTAGTAGAAACTAAGAACGGAAAGAAAAACCTTCATATTGAAGGCGTATTTATGCAGGCCGAGAAGAAAAATCGTAATGGCCGCGTATACGAAAAAAAGATTTTGGAATCTGCCGTTGACAAATATGTCAAAGAGCAGGTTTCCCAAGGTAGAGCTGTTGGAGAATTAAATCATCCAGAAGGACCAACAGTTAACCTTGACAAAGTTTCACATAAGATTACGAACCTGGAGTTCCAGGGAAATAATGTTATAGGAAAGGCATCAATCCTTAAAACCCCTATGGGAAAAATCGTTGAAGGTTTACTTGAAGGTGGAGTTAAGCTTGGTGTATCAAGTCGTGGTATGGGAACTCTTGAGAACCGTAGAGATGGCATGTACGTGAAGTCTGACTTTATGTTAGCTTCAGTGGACATCGTCCAAGACCCCTCTGCTCCTTCCGCTTTCGTTAACGGAATAATGGAAGGTGTGGACTGGATCTGGGACAATGGCATCTTGAAAGCTCGAGAAATTGAATCAATTGAGACTGAAATAAAACGTGCTCCTGCAAGGCTTTTGCCTGAGCTAGAGATAAAAGCGTTCAAGAATTTCCTCTCTAAACTTTAGAAAACTCTTATTTGGAGGAATTAAATATGTCTATGACTGACACAATTAAAAACTTAGTCGAAGACGTTTCTACAGAAGATCAAGAATCTCAAGAAGAGCTTGCGCAAGTAAGCGAAGAAGAGGTTGTTGAATCAATTGAGTCTGAAGTTTCTGATGAAGCTGAAGAGGAAATTGAAGAAGTTGCCGAAGCAAAAGTTAAAGAAGAAGAAGATGAAGACGAAGAAGTAGAGGAATCTGCTCCTGCCGCCCCATCAATTCCTAAGACTAAAGCTGGTGTAATTAACGCTGCTGTCGAAATGCTTAAAAAGGCTCGCAAACACGAAGCGCAACAGTTGTTTGCCAAAATGGTAAAAAGTATTGAAGAGTCTGAAGATGACGGTTCTGTAGGTAAAGCTATAGACGCACAGAAGAAAAGTGAAAAGGATAAAACTATCCAAGCTAAACCTTCTGATGCTTCTGCAAAAGCTGAATCTGCTGACTGGAACGAAGACCTAGATCTTATTGTAGCTAATGAAGCTACATTATCCGATGGATTCCGTGATAAAGCTGGTGCTATTTTTGAAGCTGCTTATAATCAAAAAGTAGGTTCCGAGATAGACAGACTCGAATCTGAATATGCGCAAAATCTTGAAACAGAAGTTTCTGACATTCAAACTGAAATGGTAGAAAAGGTAGATTCATACCTTAACTACGTAGTTGAAGGATGGATGAAAGAAAATGAAGTTGCAGTTCAACAAGGTCTCAGAACTGAGATCGCTGAAGAATTCATGCAATCTTTACAAACTGTGTTCAAGGAACATTATATTGAAGTTCCTGAAGGTAAGGCTAACTTAATCGACGATCTCGCCGAGCAAGTTTCCGAACTTGAGGACCAACTCAATAAATCCACAGAAGATAATATACGATTACATGATCAAGCTCAATCTTATGAAAGAGCCGACATCGTGCGTGGACAATCTTCGGGCTTAGCAGCTACTGAAGC